AGCAGTGGTAGCAGCAGCATCAGCAGCATCCTTCGCAAGTTTGACAGCCGCCGGAGTAGCCGCCGTAGTTGTTGAACTAGAAGCTGCACTATCTGTTAATTGAAGAACACCTACTGCACTTGTAGTTCCAGTTGTGATTTTGCTTCCAGCAATAGCTGCTGTAGCTGAAACATCAGCATTAACAATGACTCCAGCACTAATAGAAGTTAAACCTGCATTTGTTATCCCTATATCTCCTGTAACCGCAACTGCTGTTGGCTCGTTTGATCCATTACCAACAATGATCTGGGCAGAAGTTACGTTTTCTAATTTGCTTAAAGCTATTGCAGCAGAGGCATTTATATCAGCATTGACTATTGTTCCATTCGCCAACATTGTGCTGGTAACAGTTCCAGTATCAGCATTAGAAATTAAAGTTCCTGTAATATCTGGCAGCGTTAAAGTTTTATCTGAACTTTGAGGATCAGCTACAGCAAGAGTTAATTCATAAGCATCTGCTGTTGCACCTTCAAAGACAAGAGTTGCCGCATTACCTAATAAGAGTTGACCGCTAATAGTGCCGCCAGTTTTATTTAATTTCTCTGTATCTAATTCCTCTAATACTGATTGGACATTTGTATTATGTATGCCACCGCCTGAACCTGAATTTGGAGAGACACTAATATTTGCCGCTTGCTGCCCCGCTATGAACCCTGAGATATCGAGCTTTTCCCACGCTGACCCATTACTTAGGATCATGTCAGGAGGATTAATTTGTTCCGTAGGGGCTGGACTTGTACCTGTTCCAGATGTATCGCAAACAAAATAGTAACGGTTGTTTGCAGCACTACTAGCAGCTAAAGCAGAACCAACACTGAAACCTTGAGCCGTACCTGCTGCACTTAAGCTAGTAATCTGATTATTCGATGCGTTATAAGTTCCAGAAAATATAATCTCACCTGAAGTAATCGTTACAGGTTGCCATGCGTTACCGTCATAGACGTATAAATCATCGTTGGTCAAGTCATAGAAAAACTGTCCTGTAAACTCCCCGCCACCACTGGGGAATTGAACAACACCTGTTGTAGATGTTGCACCACTGAAAACACAAACAGATGAATCAGCTAACTTAGCTCCGCTAATAGTTGAAGCTCCAATACGAGCAGCATCTAAGCTTCCACTTGTAATTTTACTAGCTGCTAAATCTGGTATTAATGAGGCTGTTAAACCTGTACCTGAAGTGATAACACCTTTTGTATTGACAACAACTGATTGATAAGTTCCAGCACCTACACCACTTGTTGAAGTAGTTAGGCCACCACTACCATCAACAGTTAATCCTCCTCCAGATGTAATTTGTACAGCACCTTTAGCTGACGTTGTAGCTGTTGGGAGGTCACTAGCAACTAATCCTGTTGCTGCTGTGATCATTCCATTATTGTTGAACGTAATTCCAGAGACAGTTGCACCAGTCACAGAATTACTAAGTGACAATGCACCAGCACCAGTAACGCTTAAGCCAGTACTAACCGAAACACCACCAACAGCAGATGTAGTAGCTACAGGAAGATCACTAGCCGCAAGAGCAACAGTTCCAGTGATTAATCCCTGGGCGTTGTAGGTAATTCCTGATCTAGTTGCAGCACTAACTACGTTGTTAATACCAAGAGATCCAGAAGCTACGTTTAAAGATCTATCTATATTTGCTGTAGCTAGTTTTGCTGCTGAAATCGTTCCATCACTAATTTTCGTTCCAGAAATTCCACTAGCAACCTTCGCATCTGTGACGGCTGAACTAGCTATAGCTCCACTGTCCACAGCATTATCAGCTAGCTCATTTGCCGTCACGGAATTTGTTCCGAGTTCAGTTGAAGTGACGCTTCCTCCAACTAATTTTGATCCTTGGATACTTCCCGCTAATTGGGCATTAGTAATAGTTCCAGTTAATGATGCTGCTGGATAACTTGTTGCATCTGATAGATCAAGTGCGGGTGAAGTATCTGTATCACCAAGATTAAAAGTTACACCTCCAATATTGATTGACGAATTAGCTAACTTGGCATTTGCTATCGAGCCAGCCAACTGTGCATTGGTAATCGTTCCTGTTAAAGAAGATGTTGGATAATTAGTTGCACTTGTAAGATTTAATGCTGGTGTAGCGTTTGTTGCTCCGAGAGCTATTGATACTCCACCTAAAGATATTGATGAATTAGCTAATTTATCATTTGCTATTGACCCTGCTAATTGAGCATTAGTTATTGTTCCGCTTAACGATGAAGTTGGATAATTTGTTGCGTCAGTAAGATCTAATGCTGGAGTAGCATCTGTACTACCAAGAGCAAGTGTTAATCCACCAAGGCTGATACTTGAATTTGCTAATTTCGCATTTGTTACGTTGGCATCAGTAATGCTTGCGGTTACTACTGAATTTGTACCAAGACTTGCTAGTGCTGTACCAGGGATACTGCCAGCATCTATTAAAGCAACACCTTTTTCTACCAGTGCTTTGGCAGTGACCTTTTTCGTTTCACTTGCCGAAGTATCGACAATCGCCAACTCATCGGTAGCCGCTATATTCGCCTCGGCTAACGAGGGCAGTTGACTGATCTTTAGGTCTGCCATTTGTTATCTACACTTTCGTCTAGTTTAGGCCGCAATACCTACTAAGTAGAGTCATCTTCTAAGAAAAGTTTATTTCCATCTTCATTAAGGATGTAATCTGCTGACTCTTGCTTCAAGAATCCAGGTATAGCACCTACTCTTAAGTGGAAAGGCCCAGAGGTTACAAAGTCAATGCGTGTCTCTACTATTCCTACATTGGGAATAGTTATTGCACAATTAGTTACTTGTCCTTCACATTCATACCAACAGTTATTTTCTGAAGTTGCTGATTCTCTAAATAGAAAGAATCGACCATTAAAATCTGCCCCTTGCTGCAAACGCAACACTAATCGAGCTAAATAAGCAGAAAACTCTTGATCAAGACTGTAATCAGGATCACTTGCTACATATCTATATTCCCACTCACAAGTCATTGAACCTTGCCCTGAAATTCTGCCAGCTTCATATTGCTGACGAAATTCATCACCTAATAATTCAACTTGTACCTGTTCTCTTGTGGTAGTGAACTCATAATTTTTAACTCTAGCTAATGGCCTATAAGTAGCATTTCTAGCTTTAAATGAAATTTCTTTAGCAGTTGTAGGAGCAACTAAAGTTACAGCATTTGTTGTTCCACCACCTATTGCATGAGCAAAAGAATTATATAAACGCATACCACCAACAGCATCTACATGCACATACCAATTCCCATCTGGGTAACTGTGACCAGAAACTAATTCTAAAGTTGATCCATCTTTTGTTGATATTTCAAGCTTATCTCCAGTGATAATGCTTCCAGAAGCAAAATCAACTGAGAATCTTTTACGACTTGTATTGACATCACTGGTATCAAGGGTTGTAGTCATTGCATACTGCAAAGAGGTGCGTTGCAACTCAATAAACCCTTTTTGACCTAAAACAACAGGCATTAGATTGATACACCTGTAGGTGCTCCATTTACTTCAAAACTAATATCTGCTTTTAATATTTCTCCTTGCGAACTGCTAATAGCTGCACTTGTGATAACACCTTCTACTGTTATGTATTTGACTGTGTTTTGATAATCTTTAAAGCCAAGTTTAAAGGTAGCCGTAGCTGAATCAGCAGCAGTACCAGGAACACTTGCCGAAGACCTGGCTTTAATGATCTTATTTAGAAGTGTAGTTGCCTCATTAGATCCACTGGCATCACTGTAATAAGCAATGGAACAACTACCACTTGAACTTCTCATTCCAGCGATCAGAGTTCGATCTGTATCACCTAAAGAGGTTGTGTCAAGAGTTGCTTGAGTAGCACTTAAAGACCAGCTTTCAACTTTGGCAGCAGCAGTGCTACTACCATCTAAGTAAAGCTGTCCATCTTTACCTGAATAAAATCCCACTGAATGTCACCAATAAGTAGTTATATAAATTCTATTTTAGGGTGCATCGAGGCAAGCAACAAAAGAACAAGTGACATTACTAATACCTGGATAGACACTTGTAACTTTTGGAGGCTCAGAATATCTCCATTTTAAAGATGATCCTGACTCTTTTAAATAGCTTAATAAGCTTGAATCTGTTACTCCAGAAGTCGCATGACCTCTATTGAAGGTCACATAATCCCAATCACTATTTACGTTTTCATAATTAGCAAGAATTAAAGCAGCATCAGAATCTTCTATGTTTTTAAAGCCAAGAGTCAATGTTGCATTAAGTCTTTTATTACCAAAGCGTAAATGAGTTTTAGTTCCATCCAATGACTCAAATGAACTACTTGGATAAGACCCTGGGGTATAACTCCTAGAAGTAGGCTTTACAGCAGGGAAGGCAACAGGACTAGCCATTTAACTCTCTACAGGTGCGAAACGTGAACCATCGTTCCATCCTTGCAATATAGCTAACTTACCGTCACTGGTTAGTTCTGAATATGATCCAGAAAGTTCAATTAAACCGTCATCACCAAAAGTAATACTTTCAACCTTGTAACACTGATCAGAAGCTTCAGATTCCTTAATCGTAAATAATGAGCCAGCATAGGCTTGCAAAGAAGATGGACTGGAGAAATTAGCAGTTGCTTCTTTTACCTCTTGTTCTGAAGGATTCCAGTAATAAAAAGTTTTGCTTCCACTAATCGAGTCTTTACTTACAACAGAACCATCATCAAGAATTGCACCATTGTTAAATCTTTGAACATGTTGTGTTGTTGAAAAGACTCTTATGTAATCTCCTGGCTGAACACCGTTTATATAATGAGGAGCCGTTTTAAAAGTTACTGTGTGATCAACTTTTTCTCTATTACTTAAAACATATTTTCCAAAAGTTATTGCATGTTCAGGGCTGGTACAAAAACCGCTTAGATCGAATGTTTCGAGTGGATCATCTTCATGCTCTGAACCAACTAAACGAACAATTAATGATTTTTTCTCAGAGAAACCATTTAATTTTTCTTTTCGATAAATAATATTTGCTTGGAAAGTTTGTCTATCTTCTGGATCTAAAAATGCTACCTGTAAGTTATTAATATTACCGTCATTAAACATTGCTTTTATTGTTGGTTTCTTATTATTATTCATAGAGTAATCACTATCAAATGGTACTGAAGGATATAAACTAAACTGGCCTCCAACAATTGTGAAATCTAATAAACAATAAGTTGCTTGTTCAAAAATAAATTCTCTTAAATTAACTCGATCTGAGATCATTCCATCCCAAAATAAATTATTTTTCTTACAGAAATTTGCTGCAACAATCATATTTGCTTCATTGACTGAATCAACATTAATAACTTTCCCTGCACCTATTGTTGAATCAGTTAAAAGTGCATAAGCAATTTCTGGGAAAAGACTTGTTGATCTATCTGACCCACCTAAAAGGCTTTTTACTTTTATTCCTTTTTGGAAATAAGCTGATAACTGACTAAAGTTTGTCCACTCTTTTGAGCTATTAATTCTTAACCCTGCATAAGCTAAATCTGAATAGGTTGCAGGGCTGCCAAGACTATTAGTTCCTTCTGTTCTTACGATTTCATTACAATATACAATTTGATGTTCAGGGCCGTTTAAATGACTAGATTGATCTCCTTCAAATTTCCAATAATCAGCAGCAGCATCAAATAAATTTAGACGTTGTTCAATATTCTTCTCAATTGTATTTTGTACTTGTAATTCGACAAACTGAGGAGGCATTAAAGTTATTTCATCATCATTTGGATCTTCTTTTGCTCTAATCATTACTTTGTCACCTTCTTTATATCCAGAACCTCTATTAGCACCATCTAAATACCACTCTGCATAAATATTGCTTCTATCTGCGTTGGCCCAAAGCT